GAATTAAAGTAGATCTTAAACAAGGAGATATGCTAGTCTATTCTGGCTGTGAGCTAGAGCATTGGCGAAATAAGTTTAGAGGTAAGGAATGTATTCAAGTATTTCTTCATTATAACAATCGTAAAACACCTGGAGCGAAAGATAATATGTTTGACAAACGTCCACATTTAGGTCTTCCTTCTTGGTTTAAACGATGATATAATTCTTAGATGGGGGCTGTGTCACCACCACATACCACACAGCCTCCTTTTAAGGATTATACATTATGTTTTTTGGCGGAACTACCTTTGCAGGTGCACCTTTTGGAGATTCAGGATTTAACCCTAACGCATTTGTAAGCGTATCTGGGTCTAGAATTAATGAATCAACAGGTACAGTAGGTTTAATAGGTAAAGCACGTATTGCTGTTACTGGTAATAGACTTAACTTTACTATTGGAAATGTAACAATTATTGAAGGTACAGGTGTTATTGTATCTCCTGATGGTAGTCGTATTAATGTTACAAGTGGTGACCCAACTATTATTGCAAAAGCATTAACGGTTGTAACGGGATCTAGAGTAAATTTAAATACAGGCACTCCTACTTTTGCATTTAAATACCCTGTAACAGGATCTAGAATTAATGCGAATACAGGAAGCGTTACAACAGTTGGTAAAGCAAATGTATTACCAAATGGATCTAGAGTAAATTTTGATACGGGAACAGTAACTATTTCTGCAGATGCAAACTTATCTGTTACAGGTAATAGAGTTGATGTAGCACTAGGAAATGTTACAACTAAAGCAAACGCAACTGTAACTGTTACAACAAACAGACAAAATTTTTCAACAGGAACCGTAACAATTGTAGCAAAAGCAGCAGTTACTCCAGATGGTAGTAGATTGAATATTGCAGATGGTTCTGTATTAATTAAAAAATGGGATGGTGTTGTACCAGGAGCTAGCATGACTTGGACTCCAGTACAAACATCACTAGGATAAAATATGTTATTTGGAGCAACACCCTTTGCAAACTCACCTTTTGCTGATCCAGGCGGCGTAACAGTCTTTGTTAGCATAACAGGAAACAGAGTAAACGTAGATACAGGTACTGTAGGAATTACAGCTGCTGCAAGGGTATTACCAAACGGTACTGGAACAGAGATATCAATAGGTAATGTTGTTGTTAAAATAGGTCAAACGGTGGGTGTGACAGGAGTAAGAATAAACCTTGCATCTGGTACTGCTTCTGTGATATCATGGAACCCGATAGTTCCGGGAGCAACTGGTACCTGGATACCTATTGACCCGAATAATCCGTAGGAGAAATATATGGCATCAAGTACGTCAAGTGACTTAAAACTAGAATTAATTACCACAGGTGAAAAATCAGGAACCTGGGGTACAATTACAAACACAAATTTACAGATATTAGAACAAGCATCATCAGGATACTTATCATTAGATGTAGCATCTGGAGATGTAGCTTTATCTTTAGCAAACCATGCTACAGCAAATGGTAAAAATCTATATTACAAATTAACTGGAACACTAGCTGGAAATAGAGCTGTTACTATGCCTGATTCTGCAGAAAGAGTTTTTATTGTAGAAGATGCAACATCTAGATCATCTTCAAACTACACCCTTACAGTTAAAACTGTATCAGGGACCGGGCTAGCTTTACCAATTGGATCTACAACAGTTCTATATTCTGATGGTACAAATATTACAGGCAAACTACAAACTAAAGGATACTACACACCAAGTGCTACATATACTACAGTCAATGGTGATCAGATTTTAGTAAACACATCAGGGAGTGGTATAAGTGCTGCGGTTACAATAAACTTACCAGCTTCACCTGCTATTGGAAACGAAGTTACATTTATTGATAGCGGAAATAATCTTGCATCTAACAATTTAACAGTTGGAAGAAATGGATCAAATATTAATGGTGCCGGTTCTGATCTAGTTGTTTCAACAAATGCTTCAGCTTTTACGTTAGTGTATGTTAATGCAACACTAGGCTGGGTATACAAAGATAAAATATAGGAGCTAAAATATGGCTCTGCTTGACTTTACATTCTTTCCAGGAATAGATAAACAAAATACATCTGTTGGTGCGGAGCAACGTTGGATTGATTGTGATAATGTAAGATTTAGATATTTACTTCCAGAAAAAGTTGGTGGTTGGTCATCACTTGTTACAGACACAATATCTGGTGTTGCAAGACGACAGTTTGCATTTGTTGATCTGGATGGTAATAGGTATGTTGCTATAGGGACAGATAAATTTTTATTACTATATTTTGAAGGTCAGCTATACGACATTACACCTGTAAAAACAGCTTTGACTGGTGCAACAATTGCAACTGCATCTGGTTCAGCTATTTGCACTATAACTAAATCTACACATGGATTGGTAGCAGGAGATATCGTACAATTTAATAGTGTAACCTTACCTGGCGGTACAGGATATTCTGCATCTGATTTTGAAGATAAAAATTTTCAAGTAACTTCTGTTACATCAAGTTCTGTTTTTACAGTTACACAAAGTTCTAATGCAACAGGGACTGTGTCTACAGGTGGTAGTATAGAATTAATTCCCTACGAGCCAGTGGGTCCTGCTGCACAATCATATGGTTATGGTTGGGGTACAGATACTTGGGGAACAGGAAAATGGGGTGAAGCATCATCTGCAAACGATATAACACTAGAACCAGGTCTTTGGTCATTAAGTAATTTTGGTCAAGTATTAGTTGCAACTATTGCAAACGGTAAAACATTTACATGGAACGCAGGAGCTACAACACCATTAGAAGTAAGAGCATCGACAGCAACATCTGGTTTTTTAACTACAAATAATCCAACTGCAACAAGGGTAACACTAGTATCACCAACAACACGTCACTTAATTCATTTGGGTACAGAAACAACTATTGGGTCAGTTTCAACACAAGATGATATGTTTATAAGATTTTCAGAACAAGAAGATATAAATGACTATACTGTAACTGCTATTAACTCTGCAGGTACACAAAGACTTCAAGATGGTACAAAAATTATGGGTGCCTTAAAAGCAAAAGAAGCAATTCTTGTTTGGACAGATAATGCATTATACACTATGAAATTTGTAGGTGCTCCGTTTACATTTGGTTTTGAACAAGTAGGTACTAACTGTGGATTGATTGGTAAAAATGCAGCCGTTGAAATAGATGGTGTTGCCTATTGGATGTCACCAAATGGTTTCTTTGCATTTGATGGTACAGTTAAATCTATACCATGTTCAGTGCAAGATTATGTATACGATCAAGCAGATACTACAAAAGGACAACAAGTATATGCAGGGTTAAATAATCAGTTTACAGAAGTAGTATGGTACTACCCGTCAACAAATTCAGAATACAATGATCAATACGTTGTATTTAACTATGGTGAAAGCAATAATAAAACTGGTCCAGTCTGGTATATAGGAACAGAAGCTAGAACGACTTGGATTGATGCAACAGTTTATCCAACACCTTTTGCAACTAAGTTTGATGACAGTGCAACAGGAACTTTTCCAGCTATTGTAGGAGAATCAGGTCTCGGGCAAACCACATTATTTGAACACGAAGTAGGTACAGACCAGGTAAATCCTGATGGATCTACAACAACAGTAACATCTTTTGTACAATCATATGACTACGATCTCCAACAAATGCAGAGAGGTCAATCATATGCTATAGCAGGTGATGTATTTTTAGCTGTTAGAAGGTTTTTACCAGACTTTAAAACATTAGCAGGTAATGCAAAAGTAACACTAGCTGTTAAAAGATACCCTTCAGATTCACAAACTGCGACTGCTTTGAGTCCATTTACAATTACCTCAAGTACTGATAAAAAGGATACAAGAGCACGTGGAAGATTTGTAAATATTAAGATAGAGAATGATGCTGTATCTGAGTCGTGGAGATTTGGCACATTTAGGTTAGACGTACAACCCGATGGTAGAAGATAATGGCTAAAATAGTAATAAGATTACCGGAACCAAAAGAAGAATACGATATATCTAACCAAAAACAAATTAACAGAGCTGTTGCATTGATTGTAGAACAATTAAATTCAACATTTCTAGACGAACAAAAACAGGAGCAAGAAAGATTTTCTTGGTTTATAGGTGGCTAATATATACAAAAACGCAAAAGTAGATTTTACAACTACAGACAACACTACTGTTTATACAGTTCCTAGTAACTCAAGAGCAATCTTAAAAAATATTTTAGTATCTGATGACTCAGGTAGTGGGGATAGTATTACTGCAACTTTAACAAATGCAAGTGCAGCAATATTTTCTCTTTTTAAATCAAAAACAATTGGTGCAAATGCAACTACAGAGTTGATAACACAGCCAATTATACTAGAAGAGAGTGAGATATTAAAAGCACAAGCAACAACCGCAGGTAGATTACACATGGTAGTCTCCTTGCTAGAAATAAATAGGGATTAATATGTTTATAGAAGAAAGCGAAGTAGAATACACATACATAAACGGTAAGAAAGTACCGGTTGTAAAATGTGAAACAGAAGTAGTTTTAAGAAACAAAGAAACTAATTACGAGTATAATTCAGATAAAGAAGCTGAAGATGATATTGCAAACCCAGATACAGATACACAAAGAGAACACGTAGTTAGATCTGTAAAAATAAAAGTTGCGGCAATGCCACCATTAGGTGCAGCGTCGGACGAGGATAAGGAAGAGTAGTGTTACCACCAAATTTTTATAACCAGGCTGATCAAGGTATATACGCTGCGGGTGATTTTTTTATACCGCAAGAAAAATTTAGAGCTGCTCCCTATAGTGTAAATAAACCAAATAATCCTGATGAGGTGCCTGCAGGTATACCCGCTATATATCAATCACAAGGTGGTGGTGGAGGTGGTTATACTGGTAGCGTAAACGATTTAATGAAAAACTATACCTTAGATACAAGAAATCAATATTTCGGTAGTCAACCAACGCCGCTTGTAGATAATTTATATCAAAGTAAACTTGATAAAACTTTTATGGGTTTTCCAAGTTATAAACAACAACAATTAACTGGACCAGACATGGGTGAGTACATTGCATCTAATACAGATGTTCCTTTAGAGCTAACTACTGCAGGTAAATTACAATCAGGACTATCAAATTTTGGTAAAGGCATAACAAGTGTAGCTAATAAGATTGGCGGGTTTGGCCCTATAACCGCAATACTTGGATCAATGGATAAATTTAATTCATTATCAGCAGCTGATCAAGAATTTATAAAACAAAACATGGGGTACACTGGACCAACAGTATTTGGTGATAATTCATCTGGACTATCTAAAGATCCTTTTGGAATTAATACTAGATCCGCATTTGGTAATTATGCAGATTATGTAGGTGAGAAAGCATCGTCTTTAGGAGACTCTCTTGTAGAAAGCGCAAAAAAAGCAGGACTATCCTATAATTCTGCAACAGGAGAAGTTGAAGGAGATGATGATGATGTTGAAGCATGGAAAGCAAAGACTCTCTTGAAGAGACAAAAATTTAGTTTCTATACAGAAAAAGAAAAAGAACGTATAAAAAATGAAAAAGAAATGGCGGAAAAAGAAGCAGCAGAAGCTGAAGCAGCTAGACTTGAAAGAGAGAGAGTAGGAGCAGTTCAAGGTTTATTAAATGAAGGTAGTTATGTAGATAGAGATAGTGGTGGTTATAGTGCTAGTGATAGAGCTGTTGGTGGTGGTAGAGAAGCAACTAATTCTCTGGGACAAAACGCTGCTGAAGCAACAGCTGCGGGAACAGGTACTGCTCAAGGATATTCTCAACACTACATGGATGGTGGTAGAGTTTACTATATGGACGGCGGACTAGCAGACCTGTTAGAAATATATGATTGATTATAGGATAAAAAGACAATAAAAAGGTAAGATTATGGCAATTTCAAGAATGAATATGGAAAGACAAATGCGTAATATGGGTGGCATTATGGGTCTCGAAGACCAGAGACAAGGATATTTCTTAGGTAAACTAGTTAAAAAAATAACTAAACCAATTAAAAAGATAGTTAAATCACCACTAGGTAAAGCAGCTTTACTAGCAGGTGGTGCGTATTTAGCAGGTGGTTTTATGCCTGGTGGAGCTGGACTTAGAGGAGGTCTAGCAAACTTTAGAAATTTTGGTAGTGGTATTGGTAAACTATTTGCAAAAGACACTGGTTTATTAAGAGGACTAGTTAGAGATAAAGCAGGTGATTTTAGTTTGGGTAGAGCAGCGCTTTCAGGCTTAGGTGCAGCTTCACTTGCAGCGCCATTCTTTATGGGTGGTGATGAAGAAGAGGATACAGGTGTACCATTTGGTATGCCTCAGCCAGACATAGAAGATATCAGAAGTCAAGCTAAAGCATACTACTCAGATCCAACAAACTCTGCATTATATTTTATGCCTCCTAAAGCTGCAGTACAAAGATCTTTCTACGCTGCTGAAGGTGGATTAGCCAGTATACCAAGAGATGGATACCGAATAGGTGGAGGTGTATTACAAAAAGCAGGTCAGATGATAAAGTCTGGTGTGGGTAAAGTTAAGTCTCTATTTGATGATGCAGATATAAGTGTTCAGATACGTGATGATGATGTTATGACAGACGCTGGATTACAAGCACAAGCTGTTGGTCAAGATGTTTTTATAACACCTAAATCAAAAAAAGCAGTACAAGTTATAGATGGTTTAATTGATGAAGGTTATGACATTACTAAAGATGCAGATGGTGATTACGCTATTAATGCTTTAGATGAAGGTGCTTTAGATATAATAGCTAAAAGATTAAGATTAGGAAATAAGGGTGTTGATGAATTTATGGAAGGTACCGCACCATACGTTGATGAAATGGATGCAGAATCAGAAATGATTTACGATGCTTTAAGACAAAGAAAAGCAGACGGTGGTATTATGGACCTAGGTGGTCTAGAAAAAGATTATAGAGAAGGTGGTTTTGTACCACTAGGAGCTGAGGAAAGAGCTGACGATGTGCCAGCTAGACTTAGCAAGAATGAATTTGTATTTACAGCAGACGCTGTAAGAAACGCAGGTCAAGGAGATATCGATAGAGGTGCTGAAGTTATGCAGAATATGATGGACAATCTAGAATCTGGTGGTACTATATCAGAAGAATCCCAGGGCGAAGAAAATCCTGCACAATCGATGTTTGACCAAGCACAACAACTGGAGAGTAGAATAGCATAATGGCATTACCAGATTATTTAGAATCATCAGCAAAAGATTTTGCCCGTCAGCTGACGGCAAGTACATCAACACCTATTAATACCGGTACATTTACTGGTAGATCTTTTGTTGCAGGTGAAGACCCCTTACAGACACAAGCTATCACAGCGGCAACACAAGGTATTGGTTCTTACCAACCATTTTTAACACAAGCACAAACACTCACGGGACCTGGAGCAGGGACCGGGGCTGGATCTATTGCATCATTCATGTCTCCATATCAAGGATCTGTTATTGATGAAACATTAAGACAGTATGATCAATCTAGAGCTGGTGGTATGCAAGACATCGGCCAACAAGCCTACACATCTGGTGCGTTTGGTGGTGGCAGACAAGGTGCATTAGAAGGACAATACATGGCAGATACTGCACAAGGTAGAGCAGGTATCGTAGCACAAATGAATCAACAAGCATTTCAAAATGCACAAGCTCAAAGAGCACAAGCATTTCAAAATCAATTCGCATTATCTAATTTCCAAAGATCTGGTTTGGCAGGAGACGTTGCTTCACTAGGTAACTTAGGAGCATTTAGACAAGGATTAAATCAACAACAATTACAAGCAGATGCAGATGCTGCAAGAACTGGAGCTTACGAGCCGCAACAAAGACTTCAACAATACGGAGGTGGTCTAGGTCAATTAGCTGGATTCGCATCTCCTCCACCAGCACCTACAGGTGGAGCTAGTCCGTTTGCTACAGGTTTAAGTACAGCAGCAGGTATCGCAGGATTGTTTGGTAAATTATACGGGTAGTACATGAGAACATTAAATAGACCAATGTTTAAATACGGTGGACCTATTAAAGAGGGTATCATGAAAGGTATGAAAGAACCACAAGCTATCAATACTGTTGGTAGTCCACTTGCACCAACTGATTCATCTGGAAGACAAGGGTATGCATTACCTTTGATACCTTTAGCATATTCAGGTTTAATGGCAGCAGGTAGATTTTTAGCGCCTAGAGCAATTGCAGCAGGAGCAAAAGCTTTTGGTAGAGGACTTGCAACTTCACCAGGTACAGGCACAAGTGCTTTTGGCAAAGGTCTTACAATAGGTCAAAGATTTAAAAATTTATTACCAAGCGGTAGGTTTAGAGATGCAGGTTCTAAAATACCTTTAGGTGGAACCGGAACAACAAAAGGAGCTTTGGTTCCTTATGGATCAGCAGTTGATGCAACAGGTAAGCTAACTTTAAGACAATCTCTAACAGACCCTAGAAGATTAGGTATGGCAATAAGAGAAAATCCACTTACTGCTTTTACAGCTGCAGGACAGATTAAAAACATACCTGACATAGTAGGTGGTGGATTAGGACTTGCAGCCGATGCAGGTCTAGGTGCTACAAACTATTTATTAGGAACTGATTTTAAAAGAGGTAAAAAAGATCCAGCTGCAACAGGTGGAGATACACCAATAGTAAGACTAGATAAAAACAAAACTGTAGCTGGTGGAGACACTGGCGGTGATCCAAACACATCTGCAAAAACAGACGCAGAAAAACAAAAAATAAACGAAGACAGAATTAACGAAAATAAACAAAAATATTACAAACTAATGGGTATAGATAAGATGAATAAAGAAGCAACTTACGACTCATTAATTGATGCAAGTAAAATTATACAAGCAGAAGGTGGTGACCTAAAAGGATCTATTAAATCAGGTAGTCTACAGTCACAACTAATTGGTGCTATATCTAAAAACTTAGATAAATCTTCTGATCTTAAAAAGAAAATTGATGCAGCTGTCTTACAAGCTGAAATTCAAAAAGATGTTAACAAAACTAAAATGTCTGATTTTGATAAACAACTAGCAATATTAGGTCCTGAAGGTTACAGAAAGAAAGCGTTAGGTGAAACTTCTGTAGCAGATATGGTTGCTGCAACTAAAGCAAAAGGAACTTTAGTTAATAGTGATATTGTATCATCATTTATTGAATCTAAAGGTGGTAAAGTTACAGATACTTTTGATGATACTAAGTTTCAAAAATGGGAAAAGAATAACACAGGTAAAGACGAAATAGATTACATTACTGAAAACTTCTCTACAATAGATGTAGGTGTTTATGTAGTAAACGGAAGAGCTGTTCAAATTGGTGTTGGAGAAGACGGTAAGAAAACAGCAAACTATGTAAGCCTAGATACAATAATTGGTTAGGAGTAACTCATGGCCAGTCTAAGAGAACTCGAAATACAACAAGCAGAATCAAACAATAGAGTAGGTACAATTGAATCTATACTAGCTGGTGTAGGTTCTGGTCTTCTTGCAATACCAAAAGGTTTTTTTTCATTAGGTGCAACACTATTAGATCTAGGTGTTGATCAAAATAGAGCAGCTAGAGTCGAAGCATTCTTTGATGACCTCACAACATTAGATGAAAAAGCAGAAGCAACTGTAGCCGGTCAAATAACAGAAGCATTAGTTAACATCGGTATACCTGCTACTG